ATTTGAACCCGGAGCCCCTGCCGAAATTAAAGCCAAGATTGGTGCATGGGCAAAAGGATTTGGCATTCCGCTGCCGGAGTCGTTCGATCCTGCCGCTTATGATGAGGCAATGAAAATTGCTCTAACTCAAGCGTTCGGAATTGTTGGCGAGAATGATCTGACACGTTCTCCAAAAGCGGCTGTTGAGTTTAGCGCCCAAACCGTCCCCACGCCAAAGATGGCCTCTGGAGCGGCTTATGCTCTGATCGGTAAAACGCTCGGCGAAATGGATTACTACCATGGCCGAGATAGAGCCTATATCAAGCAAGGACGCGGTATGCCGCCTGAAGAGTTCATCTTCGACTATCAAGACAAGAACAAGGGCAAGCTCCATGACAGCATTAAAAAGGCTTACACTGAGATTCCGCTCGCTAAAGGATCAACCGATCCTCAGATTGACAGCCTAAAAGCCACGTACAAGTTTACTCCGCGCCTTGCGGGAGAGGCTTCTCCGACTGAACAGCGTGCAGTGCCGGAGGTTCAAGCTATACCCCAGCAAGACCAGCGCGAATCCGGTAAGGTCTACATGACTCCCGGTGGTCCCGCTCGTTGGATGGGAACTGGTTGGCAGAGGGTAACACAATGAGCGACGGTTTTCTGTCTGACGCCGATCTCGGGATTAGCAAAACAGAACTTCTTTCGGACGCCGATTTGGGGATTGGCGTTCCGGTAAGAACCGGGCGCGAAGCTCCATCTACGTATGGTCAAAGTCAAGCTGTAGCGGACGAAGCCAAGATAAAGGCTGCTGAAGGAATTGTGCCAGAGGGTTTCAAAGCTGGTGCATATAGCGCAGCCAACACCGCACTTTTGAACATTCCGTCGCACGTCGCGGCAGCGTACACGGCAAAAAAAGAAAAACGCCCTTACGCTGAAGTTTATAAAGAGCAAAAGGATTACGAGGACGCTCTAGCTAGGCGCAACCCTTACGCATCTGGGGTCGGTACGGCTGCTGGCTTTGTAGGTGGCATGGCGGTGCCGCTTGGACCCGTGGCAGCTCTCGGACGTGGTGCGGGTGCCATTGCCTCGAAGGCTGGCCCATTGGCTGCTAAGGCGGCTGAATCAGCGACCATTGGCGGTACATTGTCTGGCGCGGGCTCTTACATTGAAAAGGGCGAGGCCGATAAGGCTCTTCGTGACGCCGCAGTGGGTGTCGGTGTAGGCGCTGTTGCCGGTCCCGCCATTAGTGGCATCGCAAGTAAATTCGCCAAAAAACCGCCGGTTCTTGACGCATCCGGCGATTTAACTCCGCAGGCCAGTTCGGCTGTAGAGCAGGCGTTTGGTCGTCGTCTCGATCCTGCTGACATTGACGCTTTGAAGCCCTTTTTGCAGGACATTATGGGGACAAAAGGCATCTCCCCCGCAGCGGCTAAGGAGGCTTTGCTTAAATCTCAGGGTATCAGCCCAACTGCCAGCATGGTCACGGGTAAGGCCGCGCCAGAAGGTGCTGCAAAGGTTGCCGAAGAGGCAAATATCGCCGCCAAACAGAAAATCGCCGAGACTGGCGAATTAATGGCGGGTCCACGTCCGCCGGAATCGGCTGTAGCCAAAGAGCTATACGCAACCGAGCGTAGCTATAATGACATAGCTAAGGCTCAGTATGACAAGACGTTTTCGCATCCCGGTAATTTCATGAGAGACTTTACCGGCCTTGTCATGCCGCAAGTCCAAAAAGAACTAAACGCTAGAAACTTACCTACTGACTACACTGGTCTTACTCAATACACATATGCCCCACAGGCTATGGCTCTTTTGGGTCGTGTTTACACTGGGAATCTGCCACTTAATCAGCCCATAAACATGAAAAATCTCGATCAGGTAAACAAGGGCTTAAATACACTTTGGAGCAAAGCATCCGGTGAAGACAGGATGGCTATCCAATCTATGAAAAATGGGTTTTTGAACTCCATTAATGAGGGTGTTCAAAAAAATATGTTTTACGGAGATGGCGCTCAAGTCATAGCTGATATGCAAAAGTCGCGAGACTTGTGGTCCATTTATAAAAAGACCTTCTACGGAAAAGACCCTGCAAATCAAGTTTTTCGCCGGGCTTTGGGTGAATTTAAAGATTCTTCTGGCAATATGACCAAGTTTCCCGATGCCGCTGCCGCCGAAAGTGCGCAGGCTATTATTAATTCAAATTTGCTCAAGGGGAACATGGGCGCACAAGTTTACAATAAGCTTGAAGGCGCTCTTGGGAAAAACTCCACCGGGATGGATGCGGTTAACCGCTACATTAGAAACCATGCTTTCGAGGTTGGCGACGATTTAAGTAAATTCTCCAAAAACATGGACAAGTTTCTGTCACCGGAAAGCATCTCGCTGGCAAAAAAGGTGTTCACACCTGCTGAAATCAGCCAAATGCGCAGGATGTCAGAGGCGGTGCGAATTATTAACGCCCGCAAAATTTCTGACGCTGAGAAGGAGGGTCTTATCGTAAAGACCCTGAAGCGGGTCGCTCCTGCTGTTCTTGGTGGCATTGTCGGCTCTGTGCATGGCATTCCGGGCTCTATCCTCGCATCGTTGGCGGGTGAGAGTCTTGGCGCGGGCGCGAGGGGACTTAGCAAGTCCATGCAGATCAAGGCGCAGCAAGCTGGAGCGCCTGTGGTTCGTCCAGAAATAGACGTTCCGGTTCCGGTTCGGAATATATCGGCCCTTTATCCGACCGAAGAGGAAGTGGGCTACAGGCTTCCGCCGGAAAGAACCGGTCGTGCCAGTGGTGGACGCATTGGCTCTGACGCCAAGGCTGAACAACTGATTGCAGCAGCCGAGCGTGCCAAGAATAATCTTGGCAAGGAAACTAAATCAATTCTAAATACGCCCGATGAACACATCGCCCGTGCGTTAGAAATCGCCAACAAACACATCTGAGGAAATTGTCATGGCCTCTACATACACGACGAATAAGAGCATCGAGCAACCGGCCAATAACGATTATATCAACACATGGAACGTCCCGGTTAATGCGGACTGGGCCATTATTGATAAAGCGTTTGGCGGCACAACGACATTAACAAGCACGAGCGGTGCAACCACTCTCATTGCCACCGAATATCAATCTTTGATTTTGGCGTCTACCGTTACGCTTACAGGAAATGTCACCTACCGCATTCCGTCCGGCGTGGGTGGGCAGTGGATTGTAGATAACAGAACAACGGGCGCTTTCACGTTCACAGTTAGCAACCTTGGTGGCGGCACATCTGTTGTCTGCACTCAAAATGCCAGAACGCTGATCTTCTCAGACGGGACAAATATCCGTCTTTCCACGGATACTTCTGTTACCGCTGGAACTGGCATAACCGTAGCCGGTAGTACAATTTCGTTGGATGTTCCTGTAACTGCGGTTCGGGGCGGAACTGGGTTCACGACATATACGACCGGCGATATAATTTACGCATCTGCGGCAAATACCCTGTCAAAACTTTCTGCCGGAACCGCTGGGTACGTCCTTACTTTGGCTGGGGGTGTTCCAACATGGGCCGCGCCAACGGGCGGTGGTGGCGGTGGTGGAACCGTTACCAGTATTACGGTGACTGGTGGAACTACGGGTCTTAGCTTTACTCCCGCAACGCCAGTTACGACATCTGGCACATTTTCAATGCAGGGCACTCTTGCCCTTACCAACGGAGGAACTGGTGCAACAGACGCTAGTGGAGCAAGAACAAATCTTGGGCTTGGCACGATGTCAACTCAAGCCGCCAGTGCGGTTGCCATTACGGGTGGCACTATTTCCGGGTTAACATCTTTGGGGACCGGAACTGTTTCTGCTTCAAGCACCATTACGGGCTCTCGCATAATAGCAAGTACGGGAGGTGGGGCTTCTGCGGGTCATGTGTTTGCGACTGGGGACGCATCTTTTACGAGCACCGGCACTGATTCATTTTTAAACTTCACAACAAACACATCAATATTTTCCCAAACAGCAGGCTCGATTATTGGATTTTCGGTTGGTGGTGCAGATACGGGGCAATTTACCTCATCATTATTCCGAGTTGGTCCCGGTATTACTGCAGCCCAGTGTTATTTTGGAACGACATGGACCAACATTTCTGACGCTAGGGTTAAAACAGATGTTACCCCATACGCTCTTGGTGTGTCTGCTCTTAATCAGTTAAGGCCAGTAGACTACATATATAATGGGAATTACGGCACTCCCGACAACGGCATTGTTCAGACCGGACTTATTGCGCAAGAAGTTTTAACTACGCCGTTCGCGAGCATGGTTGGAACCCGCGTTTATACCGATCCCAAGACAGGTGTTGAAACAACTTTGTACGACCTGAACACAAACCAGCTTGTGTTCGCGCTCTTAAACGCAGTCAAGGAACTTTCAGATCGCGTGACTGCGTTAGAAACACCGTCCGTCTGACCTAAAACGGTTTATGGACCTTTGGTATGGGGCTGAATGAGAGGTACTTTTCTCCCGCTTCAGTCTCCCAACAGTCCAGAAGTGCCGCTTTCTTATGGCGGGGGTGGGGTGAATAAACCTCATCCCCGTCAGGCGTTTCATATGCCCAAATACCTTGATCCTCGTCGTCAAGATCGGCTCTTCTTAGCCAGCCAAAGGTATGATGCCAGCCGGAAGATAAAATCCTATCTGTTGGACTTTGACTATTATGTGCATCTTTGTTTGTTTCAATATTGAATGTTTTTGGCTTGTTCATGATGTTCTCCCAGATCAAACTTCTACTCGAAGGCTTTTGAGAAAAAACTGAGACATTGACCGCTTTCCATCCGGCCCTTTTATTTTTCGAGGATGGACTTTGACGTAACAAAGATTCCTGTGTTCATCACAATACGGGCCTTTTTCTTTTTTCTTACCGCAGAAAAGAAAACTTCGAGCTGGCCCATCGTTAATGATGAATCTGCATGAGCTGTTTTTAAGTTCTGTAAGCTTTATTGCCTGTTCGTTAATGACAATTTCAGGCTGTGGTGGAAACGGAATTAATGGACCTGAATAAGGGCTACTGTATTTGTATGCGCGTTTCTCCCGCTTTGCTCTTTTCTTAGGAGTATCTTTTTTTTGCTTTACTGGAACAGTTTTGTACTGAATGTATTTTGCCGCCCTCAAGCGATATAGTTTTCCCATTATAGCATTGCGGCTTTTACCTAAAGCCTCAGCTATATCTAATCCTGTTTTATTGTCATTCCACATATCTATGATCGCTTGATCGAACTCTTTAAGCTCGTATGTCATCTCATATCCTCTATCTTTTCTTTTATTATATGTATCGCAGCTAGGGTAAATACGGCGCACCATGCCGTGAGTGTGATTGTTATGGCAACCACACTCACCAATGCGAAGAATAATATCGTTGTTACCATATCGACAATGTTCCTGCCCATGACGGAACCTTTTGAGCGTGAGCCATGCGGACATATTCTGCCCGGTAAACTGTAGCTTTTCGGTTCAGCTTCTTGTTCCAACCACCCCAACCGGCAACGTGGCACGCTGCAAGTTGAGAATACGATTTAGCTCCTACCTGAATGCACTTTTCCATATGCAATATCCCGGCAAGTATCTGCGCCTTGCAGTCGTTGTGCATGTTATCCACGCCAAGCGCTCTTGCACTGGAGGGTAGCACCTGTAGCGGCCCTACTGCGCGCCCATGCCGTGTCTTTGGGCCCAATACGTGGCACCTAAATCTGCTCTCAAGGTTTGTTAGGCGAAGAGCGTCATTTACGTGCTTTTCACCAAGGCGAGAACGCGCCTCAGACGCTACCATTTTGGCAACTTTTTTCTTTTCTGAGGACATTGCGTTTACGTCTAGTTTTCCAGCCCATGAGGTAGAGGGGGGATTTGTCCCCCGCTCCATTCTTTCACGATCAGCACGGAAGAACTCGGCTGCGGATTCATCCGCTGACAGAAGGTTCGTCGGGCTTGTCAGCGTGAGCATTGTTGCCGTCATTGCGGCTATCATTTTGCGCATTATTATTCTCCTGTCGTCTTGGAGCGAAGCGCCTCGCTATAGCGCTAATATCATCCTCTATTTCAGAGCCGCCATACTGTGCGCCAGCAAACTGGCCTGCAATAGCTACGTAGTTTACGTCATCAACCCATGAATCTACAAGCGTAGGGTTTTCTATTTGCCTAGCTTGCTTAATTGATGACATAATAATCGCAATATCATACATCGTGATTTCGCGGTTTAGTCGGATAGACGCCAGCTTGCTTGCCCTGTCAAAACAAAGCTCAACGGGGCCGTATTGGCCCGCGCGTTCCCGAAGGACTGACGCGGCGGTGGTCAGTATGTCCATATGATTCGTCATTGATGTGTTCCTTTTCAGCTTCGATATATTCTTGAACTTTTCCGATATGCGTAGTGTTTAGAATTACATCGCCTCTATCTTCCCATAATGTCTCTCCACTCGGTGTTCTTCTTTTGTAAAACTGGCGACAGATAATGAATATCTCGTTATTGAGAACTTCACATAGCTCTGCGCATGAATTTGTTTTGTGATCGACCGTGACCTGATGAACCAGATAGCCGGTGGCACTTGGCATGTGCATGGTGATTAAAAACTTCATTTAATTCCCCGTAATCTTATGGAACGTGACATTTTCGTTTTTGCAAACGTAAAAAGATCGGACGCTGGTTCTTGTGCGAGCAAGCAGTTCTTCTTCCCACCAGTTTTCTTTAGTGTCGCCTTTTATGACGATGGCGTGTGTCATGTCTTCGTTGGTTATGACATATGCCTCTACCTGCCCCCACCTACGCTCAACAGTGTCCTTTTGAGCTACGACGACCTTCGGAAACGTCCAGTCTTCAAGACAGGTAAACTTCCTGAAGATACGTCGAACCTCAATCATCAGCTTTCCACGCACGGGATCAATAACAAACAAGTCCCCATCATCAATGTATGGAGCGGGATCGGCTCCGCGCGGCATTATCCTATATCCCGGCACGATGACATCGCGGCTCGGTATAACAGAAGTACCATCGCCAATCCATTTAGCGACAACCCATAGGGCTTCTCTGGATTTTATGAGCCTATCCACAAATGCTTGATACTCGTCAGTCATCTTCTCTCCGAACCACGCTTCCGTCCATCTTGCGTTTCCATTTTGATAGACGCCCTCCGGGCATTGGGGCTTTTGGTTTCCTTGCCCCAATGTGGCGTTGATGGATGCGTTTAACTTTTGCGATTAGCGGAATATCAACAGTAGAAGTATGCACGCGATGGCACTTGCGATGGGCAACCAGCCAATTACTAGCATCGTCAGCGCCGCCTGTTTCCAAGGGTATCTCATGGCTTACGTCCCATTCTTGGCCGGGGATGACTTTCATGTTGCACAGATGGCAAATGCCACTATGCCTCAAGAATATATCAGCTCTCGTTTTGGAAGTTATCCTGACCCGTTTCATTGCAGGTTTGATTTTAATTTAGAAATGGCCCCAAGCTCTATCATAGCTTCAATCGAAGACTTTATAAAGTCGCATACAATCTTGGTGGCTTCACGGGCGCTGTTTTCGTCTTTAGAACCCATGCAAATTGTTTGTATAATTCCATTCAGAAAAATGCTACTCACAAATACCGGCCCAAGATGACCGTAATCCTCCATTATGCCGTCAATACAATCTGATATTTCTTGAGCTATTTTTTCATCAGATGACATCTTATTATCCTATAATTTCATTTCAGCTCTTCGTGTGGCAGCGTGCGATTGCCATTCATTGAATTGCATACGAATGTATTCAAGTTGCACCTTTAACATTGAAGCGTCTTTGCGATGCTCAACCATCTTTTGAACGTACCCGCGCCAGTCTTCAGAAGCCTTGACGTTCATCTCGGCTCGGCTTACCGGCATGTCCCCTTGCGCGGCCATTAGCTGCGCAAGGTAGCTTGATTTGGTTTCTTCTAAGAGAGACGCAGCACAGTCAGCATCGACCCACTTCTTAGCGACAATGCGAAACTGTTCTGAAAGCGGCTGGTTGCTGTCCATGCTTTATCCAATCAAAAAGGAATATCGTCGTTGGGAACGCTGCGAGTCTGCTGGCTCGACTCTTCTTGGCGCGCTTGTTTTGTTTTAACGGAGCATGAGTACCAAGGGTTTCCGTTCTTATCAATTTTGCGCCAGCCGTTAAGCCAGTACATCTTTCCATCGACCATGATTTCTCCGGTCATGTCTGCGTGCTTTTCGTTTTCCTTGCGGGTGTTTTTAAACATAGAACCGCTGTTGTCACGTTGCTCATAAGCCATTGCTGTATTTCTCCTTCAGTTTGGAAACTTTCTCATCAAGTTCTGCGAGAAAAGATACGATCTCCCGGCTTAGGTCTAAAGCCGTGTCATTCGATAGAACGTGCCGCTGCACAAAGAGCTGCATGTCTTCTGGCATCCGTGGGTCAAATGACACAAAGTCACACCACTCACGCCGCGCGCAGATCATCTGCCATTGCATCTGATACAGGTATTTCAAAGGAACCGAACCGGACATCAAGGTTTCAATATGAGTAGCCGTGTTAGGGCATTTAATCTCAATGAGCCCATCTTTGCCAATTAGTCCGTCTGGCGATGCTCCTGACATAGAAATAGTAGGGTGGGGCACAAACCCGACCTCCTCCACTAACACCCCCGTGTGCGACTCGTAAGCCGCACGCGCTAGTGGCTCGGTGTTTGTGCCCCACATCATCGAAGAGTTAACGAAAGAATCCACCCTATTCCCCGTTAGACGCTCTACGATAAGCTCTGCCATGTACGTTGCACGGCTGGCGCTGTAGCCACTTTTGGTCTTGGCTAAAACATCAGCAACGCGGGACGCCGTGACACGACCCAAGCGGGCGTTAAACCACTCGGGACTACCCTGTTCAATCTCGACAGAAGAGTTCATTGCTTCTGTCCGTCAGAGCTATCAGCGGGAATGGTGAGCTTCTTGAAGCGATCACGATCAGCAATAGCAATGCTGTTGCGGTCGTCTTCTGTCAGCCCGGTCCACCAGCTTGTGAGAGCTACCTTGCCCTGTTTGGCGGCAGTCTCACCATCCTTGATAAGCTCTTTGGACGCAGCCTTCTTTGGCGCGGTAGCCTTCACGGATTCCACAGCATTGTTGCCGTCATCGTCATAGCTGGCGAGGCATAGCAAGGACATAAGTCCAATGCGGCGAGCGTAGGTAATAGCAGAAGCGTACCCGTGAGGATCGGCCTTGCCAGCGGGCATAAACAAAGTCTCCGACATAAACTCGCCAGACTTGTGGACGATCATCGTCTCAACTTCGGCGCCGCCCTCTACAACGCGGGGCGCTTGGATGATTGCCAGATCATTGACGGCCAGAGGCTCGCGGATCACAAATCGAACGGCAGCAAGATCAGCGTACTTGCTTTTGAAGAACGGATTAGCGCTGGTCTTTGATGCGTCATCGATAGCGCCTTGAGCCTTTGCCAAAGCATTAGCAAGTTCAGAAATGGTTTCAGACATTTTCATGGTATTTTCCTTATCAAACGTGTTCTGCGATCTCGTCGCTCATATGTCGGGCAAGCTTCTCGTCTGCATAGAACGCAGCAACTAGCGTGTCGAAGATTGGGTTGCCTTTCTTCAGGCGAATGATGTGACCCTTGTCTGTCTCAAACTGGATGCTATCAATGTCCCAGTCCCACATACCGCCTATGGTCTGGACATTAACGTCAAGCCAGCACTCGTTGACAAACAGGCCGGGCATTGTGGAGGGTTCGTATTCTTCGACGTGATATACAAAATCAGTAACGTACATCTGATTGCTCCAAGGTCCGTAGTTGGGACAATCTGAATATGACCTACCCCGCAATGTTTGACAAGTCTTTTTTTTGGGGATATTGATTTTTCATGAAACACCGTTCTGAACCACTACTCGAAGTCCTCATCGCTATTGGCGGAATATCTGAGCTTGCACGCAACTTGGGCGTGACAAGACAGGCTGTTGCCGCATGGAGCCGGGTGCCATTGAGATACGTCAAACGGATTTCTGAGCTGACAAACATCTCCCATGATAAATTGAGGCCAGATTTATATGAGCAGCTATAAAGGGCAAGACATCATTGCTTCATTGACGCCTGAACAAATTCTTGAAGCCTTCGCAGCCGGAAAAGACACCGCCACTATTGCTAAAGAACTTATGGTGCCAGAGGCTTCTGTATATAAGCTACTTGCCGTAGCTAAAGA